AAGAAATCGATCTTGAAGAACTTATGGCAGAACTTGCTTCATTAGAAGAAGAAGATGATGATGAGTATATGGAAGAAGCTAAAGACAAAGATGATGAATCTATGGAAGAAGCTAAAATGAAAAAAGCCAAAGACGAATTAGATGAAAATTTTGATATCGATGCTTTAATTGCTGAAATCGAATTATCTCTTAAAGAAGAAGGTATGATGCAATCTCCTCAAGATATGTTAATAGCTCAAAAGAATCAAGAATTGGTTAATGCTTTAAATGAGAAAAATAAAGATAAAGAAGCAATGGAAAAAAAGCTTAAAGAAGCTATGGACACTATTCTTTCTCTCCGTGAATCTATTTCCGAAATGAATCTTTTAAATTCTAAATTACTCTATTGCAACAAACTCTTCAAAGAAAATCATTTAACTGATTCTCAAAAATTAAAAATAGTTGAATCATTAGATGGAGCTTCTACTCCTAAAGAAGCTAAACTCGTTTATAACACACTCAAAGAAAGCTTTACAATGTCTGGTATTGAAAAGCGTTCTATTAAAGAAGGATTAGGACTTAGTTCTAAGCCTGTTGCTAAACAAGTCTTAACGGAATCAGTAGACCAGACAATTTTAAGATTCCAAAAATTAGCAAATATTAAACCTTAAAAAAATTAAACCTTAAAAACAATGAACATTTCCTCATTACTTGAAGGTGCTAGTCCTTACAAAGCCTATTCCTCTGAAGCGCAGAAATTCGTTTCTAAGTGGGAAAAAACCGGCTTATTAGAAGGATTAGGATCTGGCGAAAACGAAAAATCAAATATGGCTGTTCTCCTCGAGAACCAAGCTAAACAATTAGTCTCTGAAGCAACTTCTACCGGCACTGGAGCTTCATTCAGTGCAGGTAATAGTGAAGCTTGGGCAGGTGTCGCTCTTCCTCTTGTAAGAAGAGTATTTGGTGAAATCGTAGCAAAAGACCTCGTAGCTGTTCAACCTATGAACTTACCTTCTGGCCTTATTTTCTACTTAGATTTCCAGTATGGCACTTCTCAGCCTAACTTTACAAGCGGAGGTAGCTTATATGCCGCTTCTTCTGATCAAAAGAAGAACGAACTTCCTTCCCTTTCAAGAACCAAACAGGGTCTCTATGGTGCTGGTAGATTTGGTTACTCTATCAACGAAAGAACCACTAACGTAACTGCTACTTCTGCATCCGCTACTTTAGCAGGTATTTTGAACTATGACTATGAATTCTCTGCTTCTGTAAGTGATGCTGGTCAAACCTTTGGTGCTGTTGGTAATACTTACTATGTTGTTCAAGTTCCTGCATCTTCTTTAAGTGGATACGATGTTGAAGGTATTAGAGCATTTAGTGTATCCTCAGCAACTGCTGGACAAATCGCTGGAGTTTACCCCCAATATACCAGAGTTAATGGTTCTAACATTGAATTCTTAGTATCAGGTGCTGCCGGTGTAATGAGTGTTACCGCTTCTTGGCACATTGGTCCTGACAATCTTGATGACAGAGGTGATTTTGAAGAAGGTAAGAGTGGAGTATCTAGCGGATTTGCTGGTAATGGTTCCGTTTCTACTATGGACATTCCTGAAATTAATGTCCAGTTAAGAAGTGATACCGTATCCGCTAAAACTCGTAAGTTAAAAGCTCAATGGACACCTGAATTCGCTCAAGACCTCAATGCTTATCACAGCATTGATGCTGAAGCTGAATTAACTTCTATCCTTTCTGAGTACATTTCAATGGAAATCGACCTTGAAATTCTTGATATGTTACTTAAGAATGCCGATACTACTGACCATTGGAGCGTTCAAATTGCAAAAGAATTGTCTAACACTGGTGCTACCATTTCAACTTCTGGAGCAGGTATGTACTACACCAAAATGACTTGGTTCCAAACCATTGGTGTTAAACTCCAATCTATTAGTAACACTATCCACCAGAAAACCTTAAGAGGTGGTGCTAACTTCTTAGTAGTATCCCCCACTGTCAGCACAATTTTAGAATCTATTCCTGGATTTGCTGCTGATTCTGCTGGTGATAAGGCTAAATACGCTATGGGTGTTCAGAAACTCGGTGCTATCAACAACAGATATACTGTCTACAAGAACCCATATATGCTTGAAAACGTTATATTAATGGGTTACAAAGGTAGCCAGTTCCTCGAAACAGGTGCTGTGTTTGCTCCTTATATTCCATTAATTATGACTCCTCTTGTGTACGATCCTGTTTCCTTTACACCACGTAAAGGGATTATGACCCGTTACGCTAAGAAAATGGTTCGTCCTGATTTCTATGGTAAGTTGATTGTCCACGATCTCAACCAGATCTAATTAACTTAAGAACGTAAAACAGAAAGGGCCGCGAAAGCGGCCCTTTTTTTATATTTATAAATAAATAAAATAATGTTCTCTATGTCAAGACAAAATATAGAAAAGACTCCCCCTAAAGGACCTATTAAGTTTTCAATTTCATTATCTGAAGAACAAAAATTAGCTAAAGAAAAAATTATAGAAAAACCATTTAATTTTATCATAGGTAAAGCTGGATCTGGAAAAACCTTATTAGCAGTTCAAGTAGCTTTAGATTTATTTTTTAAACGTTCTGTAAATAAAATTGTAATAACTAGGCCCACTGTCTCTAGTGAAGACAATGGCTTTTTACCGGGATCATTAGAAGAAAAACTTGAACCTTGGTTAGTTCCTATTCGTTCTAATATGAGAAAAGTTTATAATAAGCCTGATATTCTTCAAAAGATGGAAGCTGAAGAAAATATAGAATTAGTTTCATTAACTCATTTCAGAGGTAGAACATTTGAAGATGCTATTTGTATAATTGATGAATTTCAAAACTTAACCAAACAGCAATTATCTATGTGTTTATCACGTTTAGGTAAAAATTCAATAATGATATTTACGGGTGATACTCAACAAATTGATTTAAAGTATAAAAATGATTCTGCTATACACGAGATAGCCAAATTACAGGGATCTAGATTTGTTAATAAAATAGTTCTTAAAGAAAACCACAGACACGAAGCTTTAGACGAAATATTTGAATTACTTAAAGATTATAGTTAATATTTATATTTATAATCAAACCCTACTTTAATGGCAGCTGGAAAATATAATTTTACTATAGAACAAGGAGCTACTTTAGATTTTGAAATAAGATATACTGATTCTAATAGTGTTCCTGTTGATTTAACAGGATACACTGCACGTATGCAAATTAGACAGAAAAAAGAATCTACTACTTCCTATATTTCTCTTTCTAGTACTTTAAATTCTTATGGAACTGGGTTGAATATGAGTGGTTCAGCAGGAGATAAATCTCCAGTTTCAGGATCTATTGGGGTTTATATAGCAGCTGTTGATTCAGCTTTGTTAAATTTTAGCAGAGCTGTTTATGATTTAGAAATAGTATCAGGAAGTGGTGACAATGCTGTTGTTACACGTTTATTAGAAGGAAAAATTAAGTTATCCAAAGAAGTAACTCGATAATTCTTTTTAAAAATTAATTTTCTATTGTAAATAGTTATATTTATAATAGAAAAATCTTATAACTATATGGCTGCTACTAAAGTAATTCAACTAATAACTTCAGGACCTAGAGGACCTAAAGGTGATACTGGTGCTGCTGGTGCTAATGGAACCATAGGGACCGGTAGTATAGCTATAACAGGATCTTTTCAAACTCAGGGGGCATTTATGAATGCCACTACTATGTCTCACGATATAAATATTCCTTCTGGATATAATGCTTTATTAATAGGACCAATCTACCAACTTTCTGGCAATCTTATAATTAGTGCCTCTTCAAACCTAACTATACTTTAACAAAATGAGTAAACTTTATGTAAACTCCATATCTCCTTCTACTAGTGCTACAATTTCTATTGTATCAGCTTCTTTTTCTGCCACTACTATTTCAGCATCTGATATAGTAGGCAATGTTAGTAATGCTCTTACAGCATCATTAGCTACAACTGCTTCTTATGCCCTAAATGGGGGTGTTACTCAAATAATAGCAGGCACTAATGTAACAATTTCGGGTGAAACAGGAGCAGTCACTATTAACTCCTCAGGAGGCACTACATTTCCTTATACAGGATCTGCTATAATATCTGGTAGCTTAGTAGTAATAGGAAGTATTAGCACAGATAAAGGTTTTACTGGGTCTTTATTAGGTACTGCATCTAATGCTATGAGTGCATCAACTGCTTTATTTGCTAATAATGCTTATTACTCAGAAAACGCTGGAACTGCTACCACTGCTACTACAGCAGCAGTTGCTGGTTTTGCATCTTCTGTATATAATCTTAATCAAGATGTTTCTATTTCAGGATCTATTCTCATTTCAGGATCTATATTACCTAGAACAACTGGTGGAAGTTCTACATCAAGTTTTAGTTTAGGTAGTGCTACACAAGCTTGGAAAGATATTTATGTATCTGATGGAACTATTAATTTTGTTAATGGTAGTGGGCAAACAATAGCTACAATAGGAGCAGGAACCAATGCAACTATTATAACAGGTTCTTTAGTAGTAGTTCCTGCAGGAGATGAAGAATTTGTTTTAGAAAACTTTACTGCTAGTTATAGTCAATTTGCTCGTGTAAGAGATAATATGGCCTCTTTGTTTATTGGTTCGGGATCTGCAGGCTCTAATGGATTATTAAATTTTGCTTCATTAGCGGGGTACAATCCTTCTTTATATCAATATGTTAATAATAATGGAGCTTATATATATACCTTACCTTGGGATAAAAAAATACACAATTTCTTCCTTAAAAATAATTTACAAGGAGGTGAATTAGAAGTTCCCCAGCCCATATATATAGGATTACCTCCAATTTTAAATGCAGGGTATGTTTCTGGAGATATTATTAACATTTATAATTTTACTTCAGGATCTGGAGCTACATTAGATGCTGTAAACCAAACGGGTTCTCTTTATATAACTTCAATTGCTCAAGGAGTTTCAACCCTTAATACTTCTACTAAACTTATTAGTGGTCGTGTAAATTCTAGTGTAACATTATTGTCTGGATCTTGGAACAATTATGTTAGATTTGATGTAGATGATTTAGCTTTACTTACTCCTACTCTTACTGATTGCATTAAATTAAATCCAGGTCAAAAAGCCCAATTTGAAGTAGTACAATGGGGAACTATTAGTGGTGACACAAGTAAAATTCCTAGAAACTCAGTTGCTGATGATTATGGTTATCTTTTAAATAGATATGGATATGCTCAGGGATACATAAGACCTGGTGATACTACTAATATAAATACTTTATATGGTATGATTTACTTATTTAGAGGTATTGAAAATTTTTAATCTTAAATATTTAAATAAAATATGGCAACTATATCAATTTGGCCCGGCTCTTCATCATTTGCAGATGTAGAAAATCCTACTCCATTTGCATTTTATGATGATGATGCTAACTTTCAAACCGATGCTGATAAAGTTGCTACTTGGTGTGCTCAAAGATTAGGATACCCTATTGTAGATATTGAACTTCAAGATGTTAATTTTTATACTTGTTTTGAAGAAGCTGTAACAACTTATGGGCAATATCTTTATCAATACCAAATTATTCAAAATATAGGAGTTTTAGAAGGTACTTCTATAGATGAAGATTTAAACGGACAATTAATTACTCCTAATTTAGGAAGGTTAATTGATATTGCTGAAAATTACGGATCTGAAGCTAGAAGTGGAGGAAACATTAATTACAAAACTGGAAGTATTAATATAACCACGGGCCAACAACGTTATTCTTTAACCGAATTATGGGCTAATGTAAGTGAATCAGGAGAATCAATAGAAATTAAAAGAATTTACCATTATTCTCCACCCGCTATTGTAAGATATTTCGACCCATATGCAGGAACAGGAACTGGAATTCAATCCTTAATGGAGGCCTTTGGATTTGGTAATTATTCTCCAGGCGTTAACTTTATGTTAATGCCTATGTATTTTGACTTACTTAAAATACAGGCAATTGAATTAAATGATCAAATTAGAAAATCAGCTTATAGCTTTGAACTTATTAATAATGATCAGTTAAAATTATTCCCAATTCCTACCCGTGATTATACTTTATATTTTGATTATATAGTTAAATCTGACAGAAATAATCCCGTTCGTCAAAGAGATGCTGGAGTAGTATCAGATGTTTCTAATGTTCCTTATATTGAAGTAACTTATGAAGATATTAATGCTCCTGCTAGACAATGGATTTATAGATATACTTTAGCTTTAGCTAAAGAAATGTTAGCCAACATTAGAGGTAAATATTCTACGATTCCTATTCCAGGTAGTGAAGTTACAACTAATGCTGAAGCTTTAAGAGGTGAATCAGCTACCGAAAAACAAAGTTTAATTGAAGAACTTAAACTAATGCTTGATGAATCTTCACGACTTAAAGCTTTAGAAAGAAGATCCCAAGAATCTCAATTCTTACAGGATACTTTAGGAAAAGTTCCTTATCCTGCTATATATATTTTTTGATGAAATTATACGATTTATTATTTGAAAGACTTAGTATATACTCAGTTGATGTAGTGATAGTATCTACCAAAGATTCTAATTTTACTGATATTAGTAATAATATTAGAGGAATTAGAAAAATAGTTACTTTAAAAAGTACTACTCCTGATAACTGGGAAAGATATAATAAGACTCGAAAAGATGGGAAAGAAGTTCATAAAGCTTCTATTAAGTTTATAGGATCTAATGATCCTAAAGAGGATTTAGATTTTTTTAAAACTACTATAACTAAAACTAACGCAGGTGATCCTGAAAAGCGTATCCAAGGGTTAATAAGTATTGTATTTAGACCTGAAACTTTAAAACGAATATAATGCCATTATTTGGAGGATCTCGAGATATATCATTGTTTAGAACAATGAATAAAGAATTATTAAATGATATAATTCAAATTGAGATAGGGTACTATAAATATGTTTTACCTGATAACCCTACTAATGTTTATGGAGAAGCTGAGAAAAAAGTTTACTATGAACCTATGTTAGTTCCTTCCCTTATAACTCGTGAAGATCCTTCGTGGACTGCTACTGATTTTGGGCCAGATACTACCCAACAATTAACTTTTGCATTTTTACGTGATACTTTAGTTGAATTAAATTTAGTTCCTGAAGTTGGTGATATAGTATTATTTAATAATGATTATTTTGAATTTACAAGTATAGTAGAAAACCAATTTATAGTAGGAAAGGTTCCTGAATATTCTATGAATGAAGACACTGATGATTTTGGGAGTTCTTTTTCTATAATTTGTAAAGGAACTAGATCAAGAATTGAAGTTCTTAACACAATTCCTTTTAGATCTAATATTTATCCGACGACTACTAAGGTAGAAAAAACTGATGCTAATTTAAGAGATCAATTATATAGCTAATGTCTGATAGAATTACTAAAAAGCCCCGTGTAGCTAGACAATATGAAATTTCACAAGCTCATATTGCCGAGAATTCTTCTGACTCAGATATAACAAATGTTTTTAATCCAGGTGGTGATCCTACTATGCCTGCTTTTGGGTTATCTCCTGATAATAGACCCCATATTAATAGAGCAGAAGAAGTTAGTAAAAACGATTCTAAATTAAAAGAATTTAGTATTGGTTTAGAAGTTATAGATGAAGCTATTTTTTACTATTTTGATAATGTTATAAAACCCTCCGTTATATCCCACGGAAATATGGTTAATGTGCCGGTTTTGTATGGTTCCGGAGAACGTTGGAAATTAGCGCAGAAAGATGGGTTTTATCGCGATAAAAACGGCAAAATACAGACACCTCTTATAATGGTAAAAAGAGAATCTGTAGAAAAAAGAAGAGATTTAGGAAACAAACTTGATGCTAATAACCCTCAGTTATTTGTTTCATATCAAGAAAAATATACTAAAAAAAACCAATACGATAGTTTTGATATTCTAAATAATAGAATTCCTCAAAAAGAACTTAGTGCCGTTGTTGTTCCTGATTATGTTAATATAACATATGAGGGTATTATATGGACAGATTATATGTCTCAATTAAATAAAATTGTTGAGGCTATTAACTATGCTTCAGACGCCTATTGGGGTGATTCTGAAAGATTTAAATTTATGGCTATGATTGATCAATTCACTAATATAAATGAATTGAATGATGATGATAACCGCATAGTTAGAGCTAATTTTGCCCTTAAATTACAGGGTTATATAGTTCCTGAAAACCTTCAAAAGAAATTAATTAATTATAAGTTAGGATATAGCAAATCACAATTTGTTTTAAATCAAACCACAACTATACTTGAAGATCCTGTTACTTCTAAAAGAGCAACATATCTCTTACCTTCTCAAAATTTTTCATTTACTACTAGTGGTGGTAGTACTAATGCTATTGAAAATGATGATTGGTTAATATATGACACTTATATTCAAAATAAGTATGGA